GCACCATGATTAGCGACGCAGGCGCAAAACTGAACACAGGAGTGTAAGCAATGCTCAGAATGATCGCAGAAAACGTGACCCTTGACGCCGCTTCAGGCGATGAGCCGTCACGCACCATCTCAGGCATCGCCGTCCCGTACGGGGTTGAGGCCACCGTGCTCGGCGGTCAGCGTGTCCGTATCGAACAGGGCGCTTTGCCTGTCGACGGTCCCGCCCCCCGGCTGCTTGAGGACCATGACACCGGCAAGGTTGTCGGCAAGGTCACCGACCGTGAAGACACCCCTGACGGGATGCTGTTCTCTGCGAAGATCGCTGCGACCCGCGCCGGCGACGACTTGCTTGAACTGCTGAAGATGGGTGCACTTGACAGCGTAAGCATCGGCATTGAAGCCCTTGACTACGAGATGCAAGGCAAGACGATGGTCGTGAAGGCTGCTGACTGGCAGGAACTGTCCGTTGTCTATCAGCCCGCGTTCAGCGGTGCCCGCATTGAAAAAATCGCAGCCGCGCAAGCGGATGCCACCCCCGACACAATCGAACCCCAACCCGAAACGGAGAATGACAACATGTCTGAGGACATCACCCCCGAGGTCGTTGAGGCTGCTAAGCCTGAGGCGACCCTCCCTGTGTACGCGACCGCCAAGCGCGAGTTCGCGATGCCGTCCGCTCAGGAGTGGATTGCTGCTGCCCTTGAGGGCGGTTCGCAGTTCGCCGAGTTGACCGCGAAGATCAAGGCCGCTGCGCCTGACGTCACGACCACCGACAATGACGGTGTGCTCCCGCAGCCCATTGTTGGCCCGGTGTATGACAACTTTGTTGGCACGCGCCCTGTGGTGGACGCCATTGGGGTCAAGGCGATGCCGCAAGGCGGCAAAGTGTTTGAGCGCCCTTACGTCTCAACGCACACGAGCATGGCGGCGCAGTCCTCTGAACTCGCCACCCTGCAGGCCGGCGAGTACAAAGTTTCTTCGCACAGCATCACGAAGGGCACGTATGGCGGCTATGTGTCGCTGTCCGAGCAGATCATTGACTGGTCTGACCCGGCCATCATCACGCTGCTGCTTGAAGACCTCGGCAAGATTTACCGCAACACGACCGACAACGTTGCGGCCGACGCTCTCTACGCCGGCATCTCGCAGACCGCTTCGCTGACCGACCCGACCTCCCCGGCCGAGTGGGTCTCTGACATTTACGACGCGATGCAGACCATCGTCAGCAACAGCAACGGCAACCTTCCGTCGCATCTCTTCCTCGCCCCGAACATGTTTGCGGCGCTCGGCAAGTTGGTCGACGGCAGCAACCGTCCGCTGTTCCCGACCGTGGCCCCGTCCAACGCTTACGGGTCGGCTTCGCCCGGTTCGGTTGACATGCAGGCTTTCGGTCTCACCGTCGTCGTCGACCGCAACTTCGCGGCTGACACCGTGATCGTGGGTGACCCGTCCGGCTTTGAAATCTTTGAGCAGCAGAAGGGCGCCATCTCGGTTGACAGCCCGTCGAACCTCAGCCGCACGGTCGCGTGGCGTGGCTACTTCGCCACCCTCATGATCGACGCGACCAAGTTCGTCGCGTTGACCTGATCTTCCCCCTAAGACTTGAGGAGTCTGAGCAATGGCTAGTTACACAATCACGCAGGTCATGCGGGTTGACAACTATGCCGTTGCTCAGACCCTTGAGGACAATGAGGTCGCAGTCGGGCAACAGTTCACCATCAGTGGACTGACGAACAGCAGCCTTGACGGCACACACATCTGCGTCAGCACCGAACCGTACAAACTGGTCGAAGTCACCACCGAAGGTGACCTAGTGTTCGACTGGGACGAATGGTACGGACCGCAAGTCATCTTCAAAGACGTCGGCGATGACCTTGACCGCACCGTCGACAGCGGCACCCTGACCTACAGCACCACGTGCACATGGGTCGACGCAGACGACTTGGCCGAATGGCTAGGCATTGAATCCGCCACCGCGAATGACACCGCGTTCCTGACGCGCTGCGCGGCAGCAGCCAACGCTTTCGCATACCGTCGCCGTCAAGCCTCAGGATATTTCGACTCACTGACCACCGTCCCTGACGCCTCAGTGTTCGAAGGCACCTGTCTGTACGGCACAAGTCTGTACCGTGAGCGGGGCAGCGTTGACTTCATTGCGTCTTTCGACGCGATGGGCACCGCCACCCCCGTCGCCAGTCTCGGCCGTGTCATGCAACTGCTCGGCACCGGAAGACCGCAGGTCGGCTAATGGCCTCAGGCGTTTTCTATCAGATGGTGCAAGACGTCAAGACGGCGATCAGCAACCTCGGTCTCAAACCGGTGACAGACCCGCGCAACGCGCGACCCCTCACCATTTTTATCGAACTGCCATCGGCACGCATGTTCAACAACAATGTTGCTGACGGCACCCTCACGCTTCGCGTACTCGCACCGCCCCCCGGCAATCAAGACGCCGGCGATTACTGCATGACCGTCGCGGACCTCATCTGCAGCAGCAATGCACTTGCAGTCACCGACGCAGCGCCTAGCGTGGCACTAATCGGCGAGCAACAGTTGCCCGCCTATGACCTAACCGTAAGACTCTCAGGAGAAAGATAAAACTAATGGCTACTTCAGCAGCACTTTCGCAGGGCACCCTTGTGGTCGACAGCGTTGACTTCAGCGATCAGGCGACGAGCATCACCGTCAGCAACGTCGTTGAGGCCCTTGAGAAAACCGCTTTCGGCGACACCGGTCGCAAGTTCGCAGCCGGTCTCGGCAACTACGAGGTGAGCGCAACGCTCTTCCTGTCGTACGGCACCGGAGAGGTTGAAGAGAAGTTGGCGTCACTCGTTGGCACCACCTTTGACGTCGTTGCGACGCCGACCACCTCGGTCACCCCCGGCACCGACAACCCCGAGTGGTCGCTCACCGGCTGCTACTTGGAACAGGCCGACGTTATCAACTCTTCGGTTGGCGAACTGCCGACCATTGACGTTGTGTTCCGTGGCGGTTCGCTCGCGCGCGCCACTTCCTGATAACTACATAGAGAAAGCAGACCCGACATGCAACTCACTATTCGCGTTGACACCGGCGATGGCCCACAGGAAGTCACTACAAACCTGTGGGTTCTCGTCGCGTGGGAACGCAAGTACAAAGCGAAGGCGTCACAGATGGCGCAAGCACTCGGCATGGAAGACCTTGCGTTTATGGCGTACGAGGCTTCCCGTCAAGCCAAGATGACTGTGCCTGCCGTCTTCGATGACTACCTAAAAAAGATCGTCAGTCTTGAGGTGGTCAGCAACACTGACCGCCCTACCGACGGGGGACATACAGCCGACTCTTAGCCGAACTGCTAGTCACTGTCGGATGGTGGCCCCCTGACATAGAGTTCACAGCGTTGGACCTCATCACCGTGGTTGACGTAATGGAACAGCAGAGAAAGCAGCAGCAGAGGCGTGGCCGATAACTTCAACGTCGCACTTGAATACAACGGGCTTGCAGCCACGTTGAAGAATCTGCGTCGTGTCGACCCCGAGTTGCGCAAGGAAGTTGTGCGCGAAATGAAAAAGGCTGCGAAGCCTATGCAAGCCACCGCCCGCGCACTGTTCCCGACTGCAGAGCCGTTACGTAACTGGGGCAACTGGCGGGGTGGCTATGACGTCAGCCGTGTCAGGTCCGGTGTCAAAGTCTCATTCAAAGGCACCCGTGCCCGTAACCGCGACGTCATCCCGCTGCTGACGCTGCGACAGGTCAACCCGGCCGGTGCGATCTATGACATGGCAGGTCGTGCGGGTGGCAAAGGCCGAAGGTCTGAAGGCGCTGAGCGCGGCCGTCAGATGATCGGCAAACTGAACATGCAGGGGTTCTCATCGCGCGCTATGTGGCCGGCCGCTGAAAAACATTTGCCGAAGGTGCAGGCTGACGTAGCCAAAGCGATTGAAGCCATGACCGAAACGATCAATAGGGAGTTGCGCTGATGGCTGCAATCAATGTGCCAATCGTCTCTGAGTACTCGCCGAAGGGTGTTCAGGCGGCAATCAAAGATTTTCAGAACCTTGAGACCAAAACCCAAAAGGCCGGCTTTGCGCTAAAAAAGGCTTTTTTGCCGGCGACGGCTGCGCTCGGTGCGCTCACTGCTGCAGCGGTCCCGGCCGTGGCCGCAGCCTCTGACCTTGAAGAGAGCATTTCAAAAGTCAACGTCATCTTCGGTGAGGGTGCCGAAGCGGTCCGCAACTTTTCGGAGACCGCTGCCACATCGTTGGGCCTGTCTCAGCAGGCGGTGCTTGACGCTGCCGGTACGTTCGGCACGTTCGGCAAGGCGGCAGGTCTGGGCGGTCAGGACCTCGCACAGTTCAACAATGACTTCACGACCCTCGCCGCAGACCTCGCATCGTTCAATAACACTTCGCCTGAGCAAGCCATTGAGGCTATCGGCGCGGCGTTGCGTGGCGAGTCTGAACCGTTGCGCTCGTACGGTGTGCTGCTGAATGACGCCACGCTAAAAGCCGAAGCCCTAAAACTGGGAATCTATGACGGCACCGGTGCGCTCACCGATCAGCAGAAAATCTTGGCGGCACAGGCCGCGATCTACGAGCAGACCGGTGACGCGCAAGGCGACTTTGCCCGCACAAGCGAGGGCCTTGCGGGACAGACCAAAATCATGCAGGCACAGTTCGCTGACCTGCAAGCCGAACTTGGCAAGGCACTTATGCCGGTTGTCATGGCGCTGCTTCCTGTCGTCGCCGACCTTGCGCATTGGATGTCAGAGAACAGTGAACTGGTCATCATTTTCGGTGGGGTGATCGGCGGTCTCGCTGCTGCAGTCATCGCAATCAACTTTGCTATGAAAGCGTGGATTGCCACAAAGGCCGCGTACGCCATCGTCAGTGCGGCCGCGACCAAAGCAACCGCATTTTTCAACGCCGTCTTGTACGCCAACCCCATCATGCTTGTCGTCGTCGCAGTCGCCGCACTGGTCGCCGGTCTCATCATCCTAGAAAAAAAGTTTGGCCTAGTGACCGCTGCCCTTGAAGCACTCTTCGGCATCTTTGAGAAAGTCAAAGACGGCATCGGGTGGCTTGCCGAGAAGTTGGGTTTGGTCTCCGACGAACTTGAGAACTTTGAGAAGACCACCGACACCGCCCGGCAAGAGGCCGGCGATATGTACGAGTCAATGCGTGACCTGACGTCAGGTGCTGACGACGCACGCAATCAGTTTGAACGGGCAAGCGGTCAAATCGAAGACTTCAAAGATGAGGTGCACGAGTCGAAGCGCCCCACCGACAAACTGACTGAAGCCGTTGACGCCCTGTGGAAGTCGACCGACGAACTTTACCGGGGCATGTTCGCCCTGAACCCTGAACTGCAACGCTACCTTGACCAGTTAGACCGCAATGAGGCAGTGCGCGACTTCAACGATGCTGTCTCAGAGTTCAAAGACGTCGCCAAAAGTAATCAGGAAGGTTCGGTCGAATGGGAAGAGGCGAACGCCGAGGTGTACCGCAGCCTCGGTGACGTCATCACCGAACTCGGCAACATCCCGCAGGAGACCCAAAGCGAACTGAAGATTTTGGTCGACACCGGCCAACTGCAGGCAGCGCTTGACATCATCACCCGTATCAATGAGGGCCTTGCCCTAGCGAAAACACAGTCCGACGGACAAACCGCGATTCCTAGCATGGCCGATTTGGGTGCAGCCCTGCAGTCTGGCGGCTTTGTCAACACGACCACCATCGCGCCGCAAGTGCCGACGTCTTTCGGTGATGAGCGTCGCGCCGGCGGCATCACGCTTGCAGCCCCGACCATCTCAACGATCAGCACCGAACGGGGCCGTGCCACCGTCACCAATAACGTGACCGTGAACACGTTGAACGCGAACGCTGAGACCGGTCGGCGCATCGCCGACTCGCTTGCCGCCTATCAGCGTGTCAGAGGGTTCGTGAACTAATGCCGGCTGCTGTTGTCGCGTCGGGTGACTACACCCTTGAGATAGATACCGGCGCACCTGTGCGCGGGTTTCGTCTTGACGACACGCTGCGCGGCATTTTGGACGGCACCACCTACGTGCTTGACGGTTTGACTGATTACGCCGACGTCACTGACGGTGCCCGCACCATTCAAATTCGGCGCGGCCGGCAAGACATCAGCGACCAGTTCGGCCCCGGCATCATGACCTTTGAACTTGACGACACCGCTGCCGGTGGTGTGTTCAACCCGTTCGCCAATGACGGCCCGTACTATGACCCGGCCAACGATGAGCCGGGCCTAGCCCCCATGCGGTACGTGAGCCTGAAACGCGAGTCTGACTATCTCTTTGTCGGTCGCATCATTGACTACCGGTACAACTTTGCGCTGTCCGGTGAAGACACCGTGACCGTCACATGTGCTGACGACATGTACCTACTCGGGCAGACGTCAACCGATGAGGTGCACATTGATAAGCAACTGTCAGGCGCACGCATCACTGACATACTTGACTTGCCTGAAGTCTCGTACCCGACCGGCGCGGCCCGTGACATTGCGACCGGCACCGTCACCCTCGGCGGCCACAGCGGCGGCGGTGGCGGCGGGCATGACTGGGACTTGTCGGTCGGTCAAAACGTCTTTGAATACCTGAGCCTTGTCAATGACGCCGAGCAAGGCCGTTTTTATGTCACCCGTGACGGTGTGCTCACTTTTGAGAACCGTATCGGCAACACGCTCGGCGGCTCAGTCGCAGACTTCCATGACGACGGCACAAACTACCCTTACCGCAACGTCGACATTTCGTTCGGTGCTGACAAGGTGGTCAACCTTGTCTTTGTGCAAACCCTAAACAATCAGTTAGGTACAGCCGAAGACGTCGACAGCCAAACTAAATACTTTATCCAAACCCGCAGCATCGTTGGCGCACTGTTCGACAACGACACCGACGCCGAGACCCTTGCCGAGTACCTACTCAACCCGGAACCTGAACCGAACTTCACTGCAGTCGAAGTCGCTTTCGTACAGTTGACCGACGCGCAACGCGATGTCATTGCCACCGTCGACATTGGCGACACCATCACGATTCAAAAGCAGTTCGTGAACGGTGATGCTGTCACCGAACTCGCGCAGGAACTCGCGGTCGAAGGCATAGAGCATTACATTGACGTCACTCTCGGGCATATCGTCAGGCTCTACACAAGCCCCACCACTATTGTCTACGAGTTAGTGCTAGATGACGCCACGTATGGTGTACTTGACGCGCTGAATGCTCTAGGATAGGCGGCACCTATGGCTGAGGGCTTTTATGACTTCACACCGGGGCAGGTGCTGACGGCTGCACAAGTCGACGACTATCTCATGCGACAGATGGTCATGCGTTTTGACGACGCGACAGCCCGCACGACAGCCCTGACGGGAGTTCTCGCCGAAGGCATGGTCAGTTATCTGAAAGACACGAACACCGTTGAGGTGTATGACGGCAGCAGTTGGGTGGGTCTCTAATGGCTGAAGGGTTTTATGACTTCACACCGGGGCAGGTGCTGACCGCTGCACAAGTCGACGACTACCTCATGCGGCAAGCCGTCATGCGGTTCGCTGACTCGTCGGCCCGTACCACCGCGCTGAGTGGCGTGCTGGTTGAGGGCATGATGTCGTACCTAAAAGACACGAACACTGTTGAGGTGTATGACGGTTCAGCGTGGGTTGGTGTCGGCGGTGTGAACTACGGCACCGCAACAGGTGGCACCTCGTCCACGATCACGGTCGGCGGCGAGTCCTACACAATGCTCACGTTCACCTCGTCCGGCACGCTCACCGTCACGGACGCTGGTATCTTCGACGTTCTAGTTGTCGGTGGCGGCGGCGGTGGTGGGACGTCGGTTCAGTCTGGCGGTGGTGGTGCTGGCGGGTTTGCCGAGACGACTGTTTACTTGGATGCGAACGCGACGGTTACGGTCGGCGCAGGTGGAGCGGGTAATGCTTCCGGCAGTTCGTCGGCAGTTGATCAGTTCACCGGACCGTTCGGTGGGCGTGGCGGGGCCGATGGCACTGCGAACGGCGAATACGGCGGCGCAGGCGGTTCCGGTGGCGGTGGTGGTGATGGTCTAGCAGGTTCCGGCGGTCCAGGCGACGGCATTACTGGCAACAACGGCGGGAACGCCGCAGGAGCAAGTAACGCTGGCGGTGGCGGTGGTGGTGCTGGCGGCGTAGGCCAAAGTATCCCCGCGGGCAACACGGGCGGCAACGGTGGAGTCGCTAAAGATGCTTCAGCGTTCCGTGGTGAAGCGGCGACGACCACGTATTACGCCGGTGGCGGCGGCGGTTACGGATACTTTACCCGTGGCACCGGTGGCACCGGCGGCGGCGATGGTGCTCAGACCTCGCCAGCATTGTCGGCCACCGCTGGCACAGCGAACACCGGCGGCGGTGGCGGTGGCGGCTCAACTGGCACGAGAAACGGCGGATCAGGAATCGTTCTAGTGAGGTTCAAAAACTAATGGCACACTTCGCACAAATCACCCGGCACGAGACGATTGACGGTGACGAGGTTTGGGTAGTGGAGAAAGTCATCGTGATTTCTGACGACGTAGCACCCGACCCTGCCCCCGACAACGAGCAACAGGGACAGGCGTTCATCGCTGACGTTCTCGGACTCGCAGGCGAATGGAAACAGACTTCGTACAACGGGAACTTCCGTGGCACCTACGCCGGTCCCGGCTACACATACGACCCTGACCTTGACGAGTTTCTGGCCCCGCCGGAACCGGAGGCTGAGCCGTGATCGTGACCAGTGACGACGCAAAGACTTTGGGTCTCGCAGTGGTGCTCAGCGCCATTGTCATCTTGTGCTTATGGATTGGACAGAGATGAATATTGCAAACCCGTCCAAAGCGATGATTGCGCTTGTCGCCCTTATCTGCATCACTGTGCTGCTCGCCGTCGACGCTGTTGACCAGTCAGCCGGCACCGGTCTTATCGGCATGATCGCCGGCTATGCGGTCGGCAACGGCATCGCGGCTCGGCGCGGTGACGAGGTGACCCCGATCATTGGCAAAAAGTCATGAGCGTCAAATATCACAACTGGCAGGCCGACACGCCGTCAGATCAGTACGCCACTTGCAGCCCGAACCTTTTTGAACTCCGCAAGTATCTGGCTGAGCGGTGGGGTCTCACTAATCTGGGCTGCTTTGGTCGCCGGCCGATCAGGGGCGGCACCTCATGGTCATCGCATAGTTTCGGTGCGGCCCATGACTACTCGTACCGCAACGGTCCTGACCGCAGCGTCATTGAATCCGAGGTCATCCCGTTTCTAGTTGACAACTTTGAAGTGCTCGGCATCCAACGGGTGCATGACTATTGGGCGCGCCGGTACTGGCATGTCGGTAAGGGTTGGATTGGTCGTCCGCCCGGTGTCCGTAACGATCACTTGCACGTAGAAGTCACCCCTGAAACATGGCATTGGGCGACACCGATCAGCGACCGGTTGGGCGGCACACCTCCCCCGTCCAACCCGGTCGCGTCATCTGAGCCGTACCCCGGCCAGTCGACTAAGCGCGGGTCATCAGCGAAGGCCCGTATTCGACTTATTCAGCAGCAACTGATTGCGAAGGGTGAGAACCCCGGCCCCGTTGACGGCATGTTCGGCCGGCTGACGGAAGCGTCGGTGCGGCGCTATCAGGCTGCTCAGGGTCTCACGATTGACGGTATTGTTGGCCCGCAAACTTGGCGGGCGTTATTCTCGTAACTACCCGAACCGACTAAGGGGGAACAGATGAGCAAGCCAGACATGTCCGAGTTTGACGCAGCCCGGCCACAAAAGCCGCACAACAAACTGGCGGGCATTTTGGAAGACGTCACACCTGAGCGACGCGAAGCGCTGCTGAACGCGCTGCACGACCCGTCCTATTCGACACCGACCATTCACAAGGTGCTCAAGTCGTGGGGTTACGAGGTCAGCACCTATCCCATCGCACAGTTCAGGCGAGACATTGGGCAGTGACTTCGACCTTGCCGAAGAGGTCGAACAGTTACGGGCAGCACTGCAACGCGAACAGCGCGCCCACCGCAAAGCCAAACTGAAAAGCGACGCCATCGTTGACGCCGTGTACCGGGCGGCACGCGACGCCCAAACCGCGCAAGGCCCCGCCAAACTCCCGAAGATATTTCGTGACCAACGTCGCCGGCCCGGTGAGGTTGCACTCATTCACGCAACGGACTGGCAGTTAGGGAAACAGACAGCCGACTACAGCATTGAGGCATGTGAGAAACGCATCATGCGGTTCGCCGACAAGGTGCACACCCTCACGCACATTCAACGCGCCGACCATCCCGTCAAGCACGCACACATCATGTTCGGCGGTGACATGGTGGAAGGCGTCGGCATCTTCCCCGGTCAGGCATATGAGGTTGAAGCCCATCTGTTCGAACAGTTATTCGCCTGCACCCGGCTCATGGAACAGTTCACGCTTGCCATGCTTGAAGGATTTGAGACCGTCACGGTGACATGCGAGTACGGCAATCACGGCCGGCTAGGCCGCAAGGGCGACATGCCCGGCGGCGACAACATTGACCGCATGGCCTACAAGATCGTGGGCGACCGGTTCGAATCCACCGACCGGGTGACTTGGCACACCTCAGGCAACTGGTACCAAATCGTGCAGGTGGGCAACTACCGGGCGCTGCTCGTGCATGGCGACGAGATCAAATCGTTCGGTGGCAACACGCCGGCTTTCGGCATCCTACGTAAGTGCAATCAGTGGGCGACCGGCGTCATTGACGGCTTCACTGATGTGTACATGGGGCACTTCCACACACCGATGACGTTGACGATGGCGAACGGTGGTCAAATCTATGTGACCGGTTCACCCGAGTCGGAGAATGTGTACGCGAAAGAGTTTATGGCAGCGACCGGGCACCCCTCTCAACGCCTGCACTATGTGGACCCTGACGCCGGCCGAGTCACCGCGTCGTACATCGTGTGGGTTGACACCTGACGGCTTTTCCACTTAGATGGGTCACGTAGCCGCATGGCTACACACCCGACGAAAGGAAAACCCGACATGATCAAACTGCTTTGGCTGTGCGCGATAGCGGTCATACCGCTTGACTGCGCACCGTTGGACATGCCTGAAGAGGCAGCGCAATATCAGCGCGACATTACTACTGCCCGTTGCGAAGAGTGGTTTGGGCACGCCGTGGCGATGGGTTGGCAGGTTGAAGACCTGCCGACCCTTGACCGCATCATGTGGAACGAAAGCCGCTGCGACCCAACTGCGCACGGTGGCAATCCCGAGTACGGTGACCACGGTCTAACGCAGGTCTACTGGCGGGTATGGGCACCGCTTGTCATGGAACTCGGTTACGAGCGCGAAGACTTGTATCACCCTGCAGTGAATCTGCTTGTCGCGCGACTGATCGCTGACGACGCAGAGTCACGTGGGTGGTGCAGATGGCGACCGTGGGCGGCTTCAGGCCAGTACGGATGTGAGGTGACGTCATGACGAAACTCGCAGTTTCGGTGGCTGAAGCAGCCGAGATGCTAGGCCTGTCACGTTCAATGGTCTACCTACTCATTCAAAAGGGCGAGTTGCGCAGGTCCAAAATCGGTAAGTCAGCCCGCATCCCGGTTGCTGACATTGAAGCGCTGCTTGAAAGGGGAATGACGTCGTGAATCTTGACGGCTACATCACCGTGGCTGAACGCCTCAGCCGAGCATTAGAAAAATGGCCTGAACTCCGAGTCACGGAAGCGCCCCCACGCATCATCACCATCGGTGACAGCACCTACATTGAAGTCACGACGATTATTTACCGCAGCCCTGACGACCCGATGCCGACACAGGCGTCATGTTGGGAACCGTGGCCGGGCAAGACACCGTTCACAAGGGACAGTGAGCAACCCAACGCTTCGACCTCAGCGCTCGGCAGGTGCCTCGGTCTGATGGGTGTCGCTGTCGACAAGGCGTTGGCAAGCGCCGACGAGGTTGAGAACCGGAAACAGGACAGCGCCGGCCCGCCGGCCAAAGCCCAACTCGGGTCACGCGCAAAAACAGCCCCTTCAAAGGCCGCACAAGCCGCTTTCGACCGTGGCCGGGGTGCAGACACCGAAGACGGTGTTGCGTCCGTCCTAGACGCCTTTCCGGGCGCTACAGAGAAACGCCGTCAGGAACCCACCCCGAAAATGGTCGGGTTCTACAAAAAACTGTGTGCCGAGCGTGGCAGGAACCCCGAAGAGGACGCCCTACACGACTTTGACGCCTGCAAGCGTGCCATTGACCAACTGAAAGCAGAGCCACGTGACTGAAGCCGAGTTTCAACGTGCAGTTATGGAACTAGCGAAATGGTGCGGATGGCTCACCTACCACCCGAGGCCGGCCCAAACCGCCGGCCGATGGTCAACCGCCTACACAGGTGACGCCGGCTTCCCTGACTTAGTGCTTGCACACCGGGACAGGGGCACCATCTTCGCCGAACTAAAAACACAGCGAGGCCGGCCCACACCCGGTCAACGCGCATGGCTGAACGTCTTAGAAGACGCCGGCCAAGAGGCATACCTATGGCGTCCTCAAGACTGGGATGCCATCACCGCAAGACTCATGGGAGAAGAGAACCGTGCACAAAATCCTGACGATTGAACAGATACTTGAAGAGGCCGAACGGCAACGCCAACGGCACCCCGACATAGTTGACCTCATCTACATGACCGTGATGACCCTCAGGTACTCCGACGGGCCTGATGACGTCAAGTGGGACATCTTGAACCGTGAAGTGAGCCGCATGACTCACCCATCACAAGACAGCGCCTTCGACGCTGCCCTACAAGCGCTGCTTGACGGGCTGTCATGATCGTCAGAGGACCACGACCCGACCGATTCACCATCGTCGACAATGAGATACTGCGCAATCACGCACTGTCATTCAAAGCACGAGGGCTGCTCGCATATCTGCTGTCAATGCCAGACAACTGGTCATGCCAAATCGGACACCTAGCCACCGTCGGCCCCGACGGACGCGACGCAGTACGCACAGGCCTCAGAGAACTAGAGACCTACGGCTACCTCACAAGGGAGACACGACGCCGGCCTGACGGAAGACTCCGCACAGTGACCACAGTGCACGACACACCTGTGGGCAACCCTGTGCATAAGTCCCGAAGTTATCCACCACCGGAGTCGGGTTATCCGAACGACGGAAAACCCATACCCCTAAGAAATACCTATGAAGAAGTACCTACGAAAAAAATCAGAGACATAGTTACAGAGAGGAAGCAACGACTGTGCACAAGTTGCGGGGGCGCAGGGTGGACCGCCTACGGCAACGATGTCGAACGCTGCGGCTGCAACCCAAAGGTCGCTGAACTATGAGCAGCAAGGGCGCAAGCATCTACCGCACAAAGCGATGGCAGGAACTACGCCGGCTTGTACTGGCTGAAGAGCCTGTGTGTCACTGGTGCCACAGAGCACCAAGCACCGAAGCCGACCACCTCATTGAGATCGCAAGGGACGACGGGCACGACCCCTACGACCGTGCGTACATCGTCGGAAGTTGCAAGCCGTGCAACAGTAGGCGTGGGAGCACATACCAAGCGAAAGCGAAAGCGTTACGCCGTAACGGTTTTTTAGGTGCAGGGCAGGGCAC